TTTCAGGTCTTACCAACAAAGAACTTGCTCTGCGGCTTAAAACAGGCGAAGCGAATATCTGCCGCGACATGGCTCTTTTCAAAAATAATGATTGGGTTATTCAAGGCAGCGGATCAAGGTGGCGGCTATCGCCAACCTTTGGAGGAATAGCCGGACGCATCATGCGTTCGTATCAGGAAGCAAAACTGCGCTTAACAGAAGAGGAAGCGCGTTATGCGTCTGAAATGCAGTAAGGGGGAACATTATGGCAAAATATGACGGGTTAATTTACATACCTTCAAGCGATCCAAATTTTATCAGCGGTATACAGGGTTTAACAGATTTGCAATTAAGCAGGATGCTTGAAAAACTTTATGAACTGGACGAAACGGAAAGTGGACATAAAGGCAGAATCAAAGCCGTTGAAAAAGAAATGAATAGCAGAGGCGAAACCAGTACCGAAGTTGTCGCTATGGACAAACAAAAAGCGGACATCGAAATGGTTGAAAGACTTTACGGTGATAATATGCCTTATGACAAAAACCGTCTTGAAGATTCAGCAAAGTTCTATCTGGCTCAAACAGCACAATCACTTTTTGAAACGGGAAAAATATTTCTGCGCTTAAAAGCCCATGAGGGACACGGAGAATTCATGACTTCTCTGGAAAGAATCGGAGTACCTCAAACTACTGCTAATTATGCAATGGCGGCAGTAATAAAATTCGGTTCAAATTCCCCACCGGTGGGGAATTTGGGGATTACAAAAATTAAAATGCTTACAGTTTTTGATGAAGAAGACATTAAAAAATATGTTGACGGCGGTCCCTTGGGAAACATTCCACATGACGATGTTGAAAACATGAGTAAGCGTGAACTGCAGGAAGCCATTCGTAAAGAACGGAAAAAACATCAGCATGATGTTGACAGCCGCGAGAAATCTATCAAGCAGAAAGAAGCAAAAATCAATGAACTTGATGAACAACTTCGTTATCAACAGCCTCTGACTGAAAAAGAAATGGCTGCAAAAAGAATTGAACCAATGCTTTCCAACCTGCAAAAAGAATTATTTACCAACATTGAATGCGCTATTTACCACTTAGGCGCCGCTAAAATAAATGTTGAAAAAGCCAGACAGCTTGACGGCGTAACTTTCCCGCAGCTTGAAGAGTGGCGAAACAAAGATTACGAGCAGATGGCAATAATAAAAGATTTATTTGAAGACCTAGACGACGCATTAGGTAATATTTATGTGGACAAAGGCGATGTCAAATAATCCGTTGTATTCGCCTTACGCCGAACGCATGGCAAAAACAACAACAGCGGCGCAGCGTAAAGCTGTTGTAGAAGAAATGTGCCGAAAATTCGCATTCTCTACAGCAAAGGCGTACAAAGTCCTTTCGGAATGCGGATGGGAATCAGGCAGAAAAAAACGAAAAGACGCGGGATCAACTTCGGTTGATGATAAAACGTTACTTGCAATCGCGGCTATGACAAAGAATGGTTTCCGTAAAAACGGAAAGGAAACCATGCCTGTGAATGTAGCGGCATCTGTCGCTTATATCAACGGAATGGATACCGGCGTTAGCAATAGCCGTGTTCGCCAACTGCTGCGCGAGAGTGAACTTGCGGCGAAAAGCCTCAAAAAAGAATCGCCTCACAGCCGTCTGCGCAGCCTTCATCCGAACCATGTTCATTTTGTAGACCCTTCATTGTCTTTACTCTACTTTACACCTAACAAACAGCATTTATTACGGGATGATGAAGTCTATAAAAACAAACCGTTTTTGGAAGGCAAGGAAAATTTAAAATGCTGGCGCTATGTTCTGACAGATCATTATTCGGCAAGCATCTGTGTCCGCTATTATGAAGCTCCCGGCGAACGCCCTGAAAATCTTTATGATTTTCTGTTATACGCATGGGGACAAAAAGAAAACCCTGCGTATATGTTTCACGGACTGCCCGATATGCTCTGCTGGGATCGCGGAAGTGCTAACACATCAAAGCCGGTAACAAATGCGCTCAAGGCACTGCGGGTAAAAACGGAAGCGCACGCTGTTGGAAAGCCGAGAGCGAAGGGACAGGTTGAAAGCGCGAACAACATTGTAGAAACTCATTTTGAATGTCTGTTGAAGCTGGAAGAGGTACACAGTCTTTCCGAATTGAACGACGCCGCGGAACGCTGGTGTGCGGCGTATAACGCAAATACAATTCCCGCTTTGGATACCAGGCTTAACCGTAACGGAATGGTCGGTGTCCGCACAATGCTTTGGCAGCGTATAAAAGAAAATGAGCTTAGAGAATTGCCGGAAGCTGAAATCTGCAGACAACTGTTAACCACCGAACCTGAAAAACGAAAAGTAGCCGGCGATCTTACAATTCGTATTCGGCATCCAAAAACAAAATGCTCATTGATTTACAGCCTTGCTGACTTGCCGGAAATAATTTCAGGCATGGATGTATATGTTCAGCCGGTACTGGTAGACGTTGAGCCTCTTGTCATTGTCAGGTATACGCATAACAGGGAAGAGTTAAGTTTTGAAGTAAAACCGATTGAATTTGATTCGGTTGGTTTTGATATTAACGCGGCAGTAATAGGCGAAGAATACAAAGCGCAGAAAGATACCCGCCGCGAAAAGAACATCAAAACGCTTGCGAACATTTCAGGAGAAGGCGAAAAAGGCGTTGTCCCCTTTGCGTCCGTAACAAATGGACAAGGTTTCAAGACGCACAGCCTTATTCATCCTGCGGCAAGCCCATTTGTCAAGCAGAGGACAGGCGATCAAATCACTATCTTACAGTCTGACAGACCGTTACCTGACATCGGTGTAACTCAAAAATCGGAAACAATTCACATTCACGAGATTCTTATCAGCGCGACAGAAATGGCAAAACGCATAAAGCCCGAGCTGGGCTATGTGCCGAACGGTTTCATCGAGCGGCTTAAAGCGGCGTACCCGGAAGGAGTGCCGTCAAACTTGCTTGATGATTTAATACAGGAATACAAAGGGCACAAAGAAGAACCCTTTGTAAATATCCTCAAATTCGCATAAGGAGATTTTATGTTAACTTTAAAAACTTTTAGAAAATTCGGGCTTAAAGCCGATCCGTTTTACGGTGACGTGGTAAGAGCCGAAGACGTTTTTTTAACGGAAGACACGCGCTTCATCGCCGAATACATTCTGCAATCAGCTAAAGCGGGAGGCATGGTCGCCCTGGTAGGGGAAAGCGGAAGCGGAAAAACGACCATCCGCCGTTACGCGATTGACCGCATGGCAGCCGAAGGTCAGAAGGTTCGGGTAATCGCTCCGCGCTGTATCGATAAGACGCGGCTTTCAACAGGAAGCATCTGCGACGCGATAATAGCGGACTGCTCGACCGAGACTCCGCGCAGGACAATGGAAGCCAAAGCAAGACAGATTGAGCGGATACTGACGCATTCCAGCCGCGCAGGATGGAGCCATGTTCTGATGATCGAAGAAGCCCACGATTTGAACATCAACACCCTTAAATACCTTAAAAGGTTTTGGGAACTCGAAGACGGTTATAAAAAATTATTATCAATCGTATTAATCGGTCAAATCGAAATGAAAGCGAAACTTGACGAATCCAAAAATTGGGAAGCCCGCGAAGTAATAAGGCGCATGGAAGTTTTGGAACTGGAACCTTTGGCAAGCGGCGAAGATATAGCAGGTTATCTTGACATCAAATTCAAACGGCTTGGAAAAACCCGCGCGGAAATTATAAACGATACGGGATGCGAAGCTCTCGCCGCGAAACTCAAAAGGCAAACCAGAACAGGTCTGGTGTATTCGGTTGCTTATCCGCTGCTGATAAACAATTGGTGTATGAAAGCGATGAACTCCGCTTGCGAACTCGGCGCTAAATGCGTTGACGCGGAAGTGGTAAACGCTTTGTAAAAAATAAATTGGGAGGGGAATTATGAAAAATAGAAAAATAACAATCACCATTGAACCAGACATCTATAAAGAGTTGCTTGAATCAAGTCGGCCAATGGGATTCTCAAAAGTATCAAACCTTGTACGGTATCTTGTTCTTCATGGGTTATTGGAAAATTCAAAATTAAATGGGGACAGCAAAACATTACAAGTAAAGGTTGATAACTACCGGGAAATATTAGGCTATGTGAAGGAAAAAAAGTTTGGTTCCGTTGAAGGGTTTGCTACTTATGCAATGGCACAATATATGGCTAGATTTGCTCTTACAAAATTCCAAAAACAACGGGTAGAGGAAAATAACAACAATGCCGATTGACCCCATTACGCTGTACAGCATAACGCTCTGGGAGGGTATTTAAATGAGGTCTGCGACCACCGAAAACAAGCGAAAAAAGCTCATTCAGTTAATCCATATCGGAAAGGGCAAAATGGGCATGAATGAAGAAGCGTACCGCGCTTTTTTATCCGGTTCCTGCGGCAGGGATTCAACCAAAAAAATGACAATTCGCCAACTCGAACAGGCGTTGAAAGCCATGCGGAAAAACGGTTTTGAGCACACTGCTTTAGCTGTGAAGACTCCGAACCGCGTCCAGCCGCTTGAGAAAGGGCTGGCTACGCTTGACCAGCTTGAATACATCAAAGGGATGTGGGCGGCCTGCGCCCGCAATAAAAGCGAAGCGGCTCTTATAGCGTTTGTAAAAAGAATCGCCCGCGTGGACGCGCTTCGCTTTCTCAACGTAGAACTTGCGCAAAAAGTAATTTTAGCGTTACGCGACATGATGTTTAAAGCTGGTTTTGATCCCGATACTTCGGAGGTGTTTCATGGGAAAAAAAGATAATCCTGATGACAATACGCTCGCCGTTGACATGGTTTTATTATGCGCCGATGCCGTAGGAGGAGAAACCGCGCAGAGAGGCGTCCGCGCCCTGTTCAGGCATTTCGGCGGGCAATATCTATATATCCCGCTTGTCAAAGAAAACGGCGCAAGCGCGAAAGGCATTCTCGGGGCTCTCGCCGACGCCGTAGGTGACAGCCCCGCGCAAAAAATACTGGAAAAGCTTATGTTCCGTTTCGGAGGCCTGCAGGTTTATATACCTCTTGAACGCTGCGCTTTCAGAAAAACTATCGCGCTTGAAATATACGAGCGCAATTATTCAAAAAACGAATCCATAAACAATCTTGCACGGGAGTACAACATCAGTTTCAATTTGGCGTACACCCTCTGGAGGGAAGGCAGGAGTGAAAAATTTGAAAGAACTCTTCCGTATCTGCCGTTTTTGGAATTTTTATAATAATTCCGGTTAATGCAAAAACGCCGTTTTTTGTTTGTAGACTGCCTGTATGAAAACGGGCAGTCTTTTTTTATCCCTCAATTTTGAAGAAGGAATCCCTACCAGAATAATGCTGATCCCTTCAGATAACATCGTCAAAGGGCGCGACAAACGCGAATGGAAAAACCAGAATCCAAAACAGGTCGCGTTAAATTCCAACGCAAGATTCCCGCTGTTACCGATTGATGAAAACCATTCCACGGATTTAAGCGCTCCCAGGGGCGGTTCTTCTCCCGCATTCGGCTGGATGAAAAATTTATGCGCCGATGAAACCGGCGCTATTTGGGCGGATGTCGAATGGACCGAACGCGGGCGCGACGCGGTTGCCAAAAAAGAATACCGTTTTATTTCCCCTGTTTTTTCGCATAACGAGAAAGGCGAGATAAACTGCATTCTCCGCGCGGCTCTTACCAACACTCCAAACTTGGAACTTCCCGCTCTTAATTCGGAGCGGTTAGAAAATAATGAAAAGGAGGTTCCTATGTTTAAGGAACTTTTAACGCTTTTGGGCTTGCCCGAAACGGCGACTGAAGCGGATGTGATTGCCGCGGTAAAAACGCTGAACGCGGCGAAAGAAACAACCGCGCTGCAAGCGGAAAAATTAAAGGTTGATCTTGCCGCATACGCTCCACGCGCGGATTTAAACGCGATGGAAACAAGGGCTGTAACCGCGGAAAAGCAGATCGCCGCTCTTAACGCGGAGCAGCTTAAAAAAGACGCGGAGGCGGCTGTCGATACAGCGATCGCCAATCGTAAAATTGCTCCCGCAAGCAAAGATCAATATCTTGTTTTGTGTTCGACAAAAGAAGGGCTTGAAACCTTCAGGAATATTATTGCCGCAAGCCCGGCTATTATCAGTACGGAATCGACCCCCGCAAACGCCGCGCCGGACGCGCAAATTTCGCTTAACAGCGAAGAAGCATCATTCGCGAAAGCGGCGGGGAAAACGCCCGAAGAATGGGCAAAATTAAAGGAGGCAGGTAAATGATTATTACAAATCAAACACTGCAAAATTTACGGACATTACTCCGCGGCGAATTTAAAAACCGCATGGCAGAGCTGGGAGCGGAATCAATCTATAAAAAGATTGCGACCATAATCACCAGCAATACAATCAGCAACACATACGGCTGGCTTGGTCAGTTCCCGCAATTGCGCGAATGGGTCGGCGATCGTGTTATCAAAGACATTTCCGAAGCGGCATATCAGATTGTCAACAAAAAGTATGAAGCGACGCTCGGCGTTGATCGCGCATCGATTGAAGACGATAACTTCGGTCAGTATTCCGTTCTCGCGCAGGAAATGGCTGACGAAGTTGAACGCTTTTTCAATCAGAGCATCGCGGATCTCCTGACAAAAGGTTTTACCAATCTTTGCTTTGACGGACAGCCGTTCTTTGATACCGAACATCCGGTATATGCCAAAGTTGACGGAACGGGAGCCGCGTCAATGGTTTCAAATATCGTCGGTACGGGAAACAAAATTCCTTGGTTCCTTCTTTCCCTTCGCGGAAGCCTGAAGCCGCTGATTTTACAGCAGCGTTCAACTCCCGAATTTGAAGAAATCACCGACACCAAAAATGATTCTGTCTTCATGAAAGATCAGTATCTTTACGGTATCAGGTATCGCGGCAGTTTTGGCTACGGTTTATGGCAGCAGGCGATCGCTTCAAAAACAGAACTTACCGCCGCCAATTATGAAGCAGCACGTTTGAAAATGAGAACCTTCAAGCGTGACGGCGGCTCACCGATGGGAATTATTCCGACTCACCTTGTTGTCGATCCGACCAATGAAGGAGCAGCCAGAGCCTTATTGGAAAAACAATTCATCAATAACGGCGAATCGAACGGAAACTATCACACAGCGGAGCTGATCGTGGTGGATTATATCGGCGAATCTGCATAGGAGGTTATCAATGGATAAGGAAAAAATTATTTCTTGGGTTGAACGTATCACAAACGCTCCTATTGCTGAACGTAACGCAATTGTCGCTGAAATGGCAAAGCAAAACGGCTTAAAGGAGAAAGACGCATGGAAGCTGTTACGCGAAAACGGTTTTGATCCGAAAGCGACTCCGCAGACAAACCAGCAAGATCTTTCACAAGCAGATCAAAAGAGTGATCCGCAGGATACTCCGCAGTTAAAAGAACAAGACGATTCAAAAAAATCGCCTGTTACGCTGCGGCATAAAACGGAATATCCGCAATACCGCCGCGCTGGGTTGGTTTTGACGCAGAAAGCCCAAACCTACAATGTTACGGAAGAACAGCTTGCGGCTCTTAAAAAAGATCCATGGGTTGTTATCGGTAAAGATAAAAAGGACGGCGCGGACGAATGATCCCTTTAGTTTCTGTAGAACGATTTCTTTCACGCATTCCGCAGTCAGCGATCATGCCGACAAATGATGACGGCGAACCTGACAGCGGGCGGATTGAAATCGCTTTGCAGGACGCGACAGGGATTATTACCGCAAATCTCCCCTGGCTTTTGGATAGAGAAACCGGGGAGATTACCCTGCCTGTCAATCCGCAATTCGCGGACGCGCTGAACAGCATTTGTACTGACATCGCGCTTTATAGGCTGACCGACGCTGTTTCAGGCAGTGAGGACGCGAGGGAAAAATATCGCGATAATATGAGCCTTTTAAATAAAATTAATCGCGAATACCAGGGCGGTCTTGAAGGTCCAGGCTTACAGTCTTCTGAAGTTGTTACTGCAAACGAAGCAGACGGCATTACTGACGGCAGATTTTTCAAAAAAGGCGGGATGTATTAATGGGCGCGGCTGTTGAAGTTAATTTAAGTGAGGTAAAGGGTCTTGCGCAAAAAATAACATCTTTTATGTTATCAGGCGGCGATACCGACAAACTTTTAAGCAGCCTTGGAATGGTTGTTGAAGAACAAACCAAAGAGCGGTTTGATACCGAACGTGATCCAAAAGGCGATCCTTGGCGTGAGCTGAATGAAAAATACAAAACCCGAAAAGGTTTTGTTTCAAGCGGTGGTATTTTGACAAGAGAAGGGCTTTTAAAAATGTCTATTGAACATCAGATTTCAGGAAGCGATTCGGTTATTATCGGCTCTCCAATGGAATACGCGGATTATCACCAGAACGCAAAGAGCGAAAAACGCCGCAGGGAATTCCTTGGAATCAGCACAGATAACATCGCCGAACTGCAGGACGCGGTTGATGAATTTATGAAGAGGCAGGTAGCATGACGTTAGTTGACATACGCGACGAAGCGGTTTCACAGATAAAAAAAGCGTTTAAAGAAAACGCAAAACTGCATATAGCGGCGCATCCGGGACAGTTTAACGAAACTGAAATAAAACGGCTCGCGAATCAAACTCCGGCTGTATTAACGACTCTTATGCGTTATGCGGATGAAGATCATGATATTAATTTTGTCAGTTGGATATTATACCGCGCCGACAGCAAAGATCGTCTGTATGACGGCGCTTTAAAAATAGTTTCGGCGTTAATTCCGGTTATTAAAAATCTGGATGCTGAATGGAGCATGGGCGGCGGCGAACGAATAGAAGCCGAATGTCTTTATTCAGGGACGCTTGATCAAATCAACGTAACGCTTTGGGGCGTTAGATGGAAATGGAAAGTTCAGGAGTTGGAAAACACAATATCATTTTCCGATCTTGATTATTTTGAAGGCTATGACGCGGAGCATAATATTGAAAATGCCTCCGCTCAAGATAACGTAAATTTGGAGGTTATACATGCCTGTACCGATTAAACAAATTCCGGCAAATCTTTTGGTTCCCGGACAGTATCAGGAAATCGACAATTCGCTTGCGGGTGCGCAAAGCGACATCAAAAAGGCTCTGATGATAGGACATAAGCTTTCTACATCGGAAGCCGAAAGCGGAAAACCTGTCAATGTAATTTCTGCGGCTAAAGCGCATCAGCTTTTCGGGCATGGCAGCCCTGCCGCTATCATGGCAGAAACGTTTCTTTCGCTTAATAAAACGGAAGAACTGTATGTGCTTCCTATTCCCGAACCGGAAGCGGGGACGGTCTGGAAGAAAAAATTTACGGTCAATGGATCCGCTACGGCTGCCGGAATGATTCGTATTATTGTAAACGGCATGGGATATGACGCGGCTATCGCAAAATCTGCGGATGCCACGGCGGTCGCCGCGGCGATTACCGCGAGGATCAATGGCGAACTTACCCTGCCTATAACAGCCGAGACTGATGCCTCCGCCGTTACTATTTCAGCTAACATAAAAGGCGAAGCGGGCAACAACAACAGCGTAACTGTTTTTTCATTCGTTGACAGTGTTTCTATAACAGAAAAGGAAACGCTGGAAGGGCAAGGTGTAACGGACATTAAGCCTTTCCTTGAGGGGCTTGGCGAAACACGCTACAACTTTATCGCAAGCGATTTTAATGACGCTAAAAATATCCGAACAAGTTCTGCCGAACTTGAATCACGTTATGGTCCGATGCGTCAAATCGGCGGCAGAATGTACATCTCGCTTTCGGGCAACCTTGGAAGCAAAACAGAAGAGGGTACTTTGCTGGCAAAAGCGGGAGAGGTAAACTCTCCGCATATTGTACTCATTCCTCACGGTAAAAATCCAGAACTGCCGTGTGTCTGGGCTGCGGCATGGTGCGCATCTGCATGCAGAATTCTCGCGGACGATCCAGCTGCCAACACCTACGATACAAAAATTGCGGATCTGACAGCAGGAACATCGTTTGATTTTGAAGAAAGGCAAAAACTTCTTGAAGCTGGTGTCGCGACGTACCGCTTGGATACGACAGGCAACGTACTAATTGAACGTCTGGTAACAAGCTACACCGAAAACACGGACGGCGGCAGAGACACAAGTTACCTTGACGTACAGGTTACGGAAACTGTTGACGCTGTGCGTACATATATCAACGCTGAAGCAAAAAAACGGTTTAAAACATGGAAGCTCGCAAGCACAAGCGAAAATTTCGGAGCGGGAGCGCGTGTGATGTCCCCGGGGGTTTTCCGTTCTTTCCTTGCGGAGCTTTATCAGGAAGTATTTATTAAAACCAAACAGTGGTGTCAAGATTTTGAAGCGTACAAAAAATCAATTTTTGTGGAAATTAAAGCCGGAAGCAAAACAAGGCTTGAGTATTCTCACGAGCCGAATCTAATAGGACAGTTCTACATTGCTGCGGGACTGACGCAGTTTAAATAGGGGGCAGGACATGAAACTTGAAAGAGTAAAGAGAGTTATATCACAAGCGTTAGGTGAATTGCCTATTCAGGAAAAGGGAGCGACTTTTAAACCCGCCGGAATAAAACGCGAAACAAAAGCCGGTGAAGTACCTGAAAATACAGGGTATACCGAAAGCCAAACATTCGCAGAATTGAAGCTGAAGCTTAACGCAACAGGAGCGCTTGGCGTTGAAGAAATGTCAAACATCGGTGAAGATACACTTACAATTTTTACGACAGGCGGCAAGCAGTACATGATGCCGAAGGCGTGGGTTACGGAGCCGGGAGAACTCGGCGATGCCGAAATGGACATCACTTATAATTCCGGCACCAGCCCTAGATTGGCATAAGGAAATATCATGGCAAAAGAATTTGAACTGAAACATCCTATAAAAGTAGGGGAGCTTGATGTTACTAAAATAATAATACAGCGTCCTAAAACAAAAGATTTTATCGCGGTCGGTTCGAATCCTGTTGACAGCGCCGCCGCTGATGCTTCGCTTTTTTCATCGTTATCCGGTTTACCGCTGTCTGTTGTGTATCAGATTGATATTGAAGATTGGTCGCGAATTCGAACAGAGCTTGCTTATGTATGGGTTTCTTATTTTTCAACAAAGGAATATAACGAAAACCCTACCAAAGCGGAGGAGAAAGAGACTCCGCAAAGCGAGACAGCGGAGAATGTTTAAGCTTAGAAGAAGTCTGCGATCGTGTCGCTGAAATGGTTGCAGAAATTCTTATGTTGCTTCCTGGAATGGATTTTTCAACGCTTATGGATATGCACTGGGATCAACTATCATTCTGGCATGAGAAAGCGGTAAATGTAACTAAAGCGGTACGCGGGAGAATATAATGGCGGAAATTAATACCGGCGTCACTCTATCATTAAAAGATTTATTTTCAACTGCTATGAATAAAGCCGCCGGTGCGGCTTCCGGTTTTAGTGAAAAAACACTCGGAGCTATTGAGAAAGTAGACAAAATGGCTTCCGGCACAGCGGCAAAACTTGCCGCTCTTGGTATTTCACTTTCTGTCGGTGCGGCTACGAAAGGCATTATCGAAATGGATCATCGTATGACACGGCTCGGTATTTCTGCAGGCATGTCAGCGGATGAAGTTTCAAAATTAAAACGAACTATTTTTGATACGGCGCAAGCAGCTGATATTAAAATTGATGCGAACAATTTATTAAACAGCATAGATGTAATTGTTAATAAAACCAACGATCTGCAATACGCTGAAGAAAATATCAGAAATGTCGCTCTTGCAATCCAAGCAACAGGCGAGTCAGGTGAAACAATTGGCGATATTTTTTCTGAATTTCAAAAATTTGGATATACTACAGAACACATCACATCACTGATGGACGATCTTTCCGCGCAAGCGAATATCGGCTCTTACTCATTAGCTGATTTTGCAAGACAAGCTCCTGCGATTTTCTCTTCTTACAGCAGGCTTGGCACTGTACCGGAGAATATCAAAAAAGCAAACATCGCATTGCAAATTCTTAATGCCGGTATGAAAAGCCCTGAAAAAGCGGCTAACGCTCTTTACAGTACAATGAACGAGTTGTTTGATAATCCTGAAATGCGGCGGAATTTATTACGCATGGGGATTGATATTCGAGACAAAGCAACAAAAGAATTCAAAGATTTTAACGATATTATGCTTGAAATTGCATCAAGGACTGATGATAAGCGTAATATCGATTACCTTAACAGAATATTCAGCAACTCATCCATGCAGGCGATTCGATCCTATGTATCGCATGGAGAGCGGATGTATGAAAATCTAAATGATCTCGGAGATACAACAGGGTTATTACAAAAACAATCCGCCGTAATGGCTGATACCTTGCAATCAAATGTAAAAAATTTGCAGACCGCTTTTAATAGTTTTGCAGACAGTAATTTAACAAAACCTTTATCTAATATTACAGAGCTTTTAAATAAATTATCTGAAGATCCGGAACGAATAAAAAAAATATTCACCGGGATTGCAGTCGGAATTGGAGCGATAACTGCGGTAAAAGGTGTTGCCGGAATAACCAGATTTATCTCCGGCTTATTAAAATTGAAAGGCGGAAATATTAATCTTGGTTCATTGAGTATGGCTACAGCCATGCCGGTATATGTTACCAATTGGAGCGGAGGTGGAATTCCTGCAGGAGGAATAGGCGGTGCTGGAAAAAGCGCACCTGTACCGTCTCAACAAACACAATTAGGAAAAGGAACTCCATTAACGAATGCGCAAAACGCTATAAAAAATTTAAAACCTGCTCAATACGCTGGAGCCGGTGTCACTATGGGAATAGGAGCAGCTTTTATAAAACTTCCTCAAATGATAAACGAGCTCAATCAAATAAAACAAAATGAAGAACTAACCTCAAAAGAACGAGGCAAAGTAAAAGGCGGAGCGATTGGAGATGCGACCGGCAGTATTGTTGGGGGAGTTGCGGGCGGAGTCGGTGGTATGGCGGCAGGCGCTGCCGTTGGCGCTGCTATTGGTTCTGTAGTTCCTGTGCTTGGAACAGCAGTCGGAGCCTTAGTAGGAGCAGGTGTGGGAGCTCTTGGTATGTGGTTAGGCGGTAAGGCAGGTCGTAAAATAGGCGAAGGAATAGGCGGTGCGGTAGCTGATAACAAAGAACAGCATACTCGGTCTCAATCTAGACACAGAAATAGAAGCGGAATGCCGGTATCAGATTTACCTCCGCAGATCACACAATCAGGTTCTAATATAGCTCCATTAACAGCCGAACTGGAAGGTCATGCGGTTATGGATGTTAATATAAACCTTTCAGGAAGCCGCCCGGAGGTGGCGGTAACTATGCAAAATAATACTATACCTATTCATGTTAACACCGGTTCTGCAATGAAAGTGAGGAATAATTTATGAGCGAAGCTCGTTTTGATATTTCGCTGCCTTTACCTTATGAAGCAAAATGGAGGGAAGCTTACCGATCTGAAAAAGACGATAGCCCCCGTCTTTCCAGTTACCAAGCGCCTGATGGAGAACCTATACCTTTCATTTATAAAAATCTTGATTTTTCAGGAGGGCAATCGGTTGACACAGCGGAGTACCCTTTTTTTGGATTGTGGTCTAACGAAACTTTAAACAAAAAAGCGCAGTCTATTACAGTACACGGATATTTGCGCGGCGAGTATTACATTCAACAGCGCTTAGATTTCCTTGATGCGTTAACGGTCTCTACCAGCGATGATTCGCCCGGTTTCTTCGATCACCCTTTATGGGGAAGGTTTAAAGTTGTTTTAGAAAGTTATAATATACAGGAAGCAGCAAATGAAAACGGACAATGTGAGATTTCTCTTACATTCAAACGCGCAGGTGTTTCACTTGATAAACGTATTCAAGCGCTGGATTTTAATGAATTAATAAAACCGGAAGAAACCGCTCTTGTTGCTGTAGAAATATTTTCTGAAATTGATGCGGATGCTCATTTTATGTCAAATGGATTTGGTATATTAAAAAAGAAATTGCTTGAAATTACCGGCTCTCTTCAAATGCCGCAAAATATGCTGAACAGTGTACTTAATGAAATAACCGGTATAACAAATTTGATTTCACAAGGAATACAAGTGCCTATGCAATTTGCACAGGCACTTATCAATACCGGTTTTGCAATTGTTTCGGCTGTTCTTTCAGTAGGTGAAGCTATGCAATCTATCGGCAAATATTTTTCAGGTAAAAATAATAAGAAAGATGCTGCTTTGAAGTTTTTATCTGCGTATAACTGGACGCTTCCTTTGCAAGCGTCAACAGTGCGTCAGTATAATACTCAAAAAGCGATTGAAAACCTTTATCGCATCGTAAGTTTATGCGTATCTGCAAAGATTTTAAGCGAAATGGAAGAGGAGAGCCGTGAGCGAATGGATGGATTCTTGAAACTTTACGATAAACTTGAAACAAGTGTAAATCTTGAAAATCCTGATATATATCAAGCTGTTATGGAAATGCGGACTTCACTTTCCGTTAAAATAAGACAAAGTTCATTAGCACGCGAATTAAGTAAAAGAATAGAAACACCAATTCCTATTCTACTATTATCTCATTATTTGGGATGCGACGAATATCAATTAAGAAGAATGAATGATATAGAAAATTCGTTTTTAATATCCGGAGAAGTAACCTATGTCTAAAGTGATTGTAGTTAATGTCAGCAACGGGCAAGAAATTATGTGGCGATCTATAAAGATAAAAAAATCATTGGATGAAATATGTCATACACTAGAATTGGAAATTCCGCCGATAGAAAGTAGCAAACTTAGAAAGCACAACCGGTTAGAAGTAAGATGTGTCAATGATTTGGTAAGAGACTCTGGCGGTAAAAGGCGTGTTACTACAGTTTTGATTGATGAAATAACAGAAAATGCAGATATTACAAAACACAGCTTGCAGGTTATAGGGCGATCTCCGGCACGAGATATAATAGATTCAACATGGTCTGATACCTGTTCTGATATGACGCTTAGAGAAATAACTTGTTACATAGGAAAAAAATTCGACATAGTGTGTGATACATTTCCAACGAATCAGCCGGATCCGACAGAGTTTGTATATGCGTTTGACTGGGAGAACGAAAGCCCGTGGACTAAATTAATATGCGAGGCAGACAATCAAGGTTATATTTTAACCAGCAATGAAGCAGGAAATTTATATCTTTGGCGCCCGGGTGCCAGACACGAAGAGTTCAATATTACTGAAGGGGTAAATGTCAAAAATATTCAATGGACAGAAAACGGTTCTGAGCAATTTCATGAATATATTATAACAGGCGGCGGCGAAGAAGCAAAAGTAATTGACAGTACATGCGCCGGTAACCGCACTTTAACAATAGATTTGACCGATCCTTTTATTGATGAAAAAAAACTGCGTCGCCGCGCTGAAACAGAAATGAAACGAAGGCGAGAAAATAAAACTATAGTTACTATTCCCGGATGGGGGCTTACTGACGAACAGATCAAGAGTCTTGGGGAAACAATAAGAAAAGAAATCTATTGGGTTCCAAATTTATTAATCCCTGTTAGGATACCTTCGGTTGGGCTTAATGCTAGTCTGCTTGTATCGGAAGTCGAATACACAGCGACACCCGATTCAATGAAATGTGATGTAACACTTGTAAATAAGGAGGCGTATTTGTGAGTGCTTTTTTAAAACAATTAAGCGCTAAACTTCGCAACCTTTTTTCAAGAGCTGTTTTTCAAAAAAGATATTCTGACGGCAAAGTGCAAATTAAAACACTGTCAGGCAGAGTCTTGGAACAGAAAGAATATTTTCCATACGGTTTTACTGCAAAGGCAAAAAACGGAAAAACATTTGTGTTATGTCCCGGAGGTGATTTTAATAGTTTTGAAATTATGCCGCTTGAAGCAGACAGCGATGTCCGCCCGCCTAAATTGGAAGACGGCGATGCCGCGCTTTACACGCAAAGCGGCGGGTGGATAATAACAAGAGAAAATGGGACTGTTGAACTGTATGGGACTGATGCCGGAGGTATAGTAAAAGCAAAAGAATTAAAAGACCAGCTTGACAAATTATCAACACGTGTTGACGGAATAATTGACGCTTTGAAAAATTCTGCGACAGCAGCCCAGGATGGAGGAGCGACATATAAAGCGCAGATTACCATTGCATTAAACTTGTTAACTAATAAAGAAAATTTTTCAGATTTGGAAAGTAAAAAGGTATTGCATGGAACCGGAAAATAAATCAATTACTATTGAAAACTGGAAAGAAAAAGAAGAGCTTGCGTTAATGAGTATCGGCACAGATAAAGGTTCTTGGTGGGCTGATCCGAATTTTGGAAGCGAGCTTTTTCTTTTGCAACGAAACGGCAGGGTTGACGGTCGTACTGCCGGGACACTTCGGAGAATGCTTCTTGAATGCCTTCAATGGATGATAGATGATGGGTTGGTAAAAAAAATATCCTGCCAAACAGAGCGTATAGGTAAAAACGAAATTCAGTATTATATTATTTTTTATGATATAAACGGCAATAACAGAGAGATTAAGGAGGTATGGAATGCCTTTTAAACGCGATTCATTGGCAACAATACTTGACCGCACTTATGCGAATTATATAAGTCTATTTAAACCTCTTGATAAAACACCGCGTTATAATCTGTTAAAAGTTTTTTCTTCAATCGATGCCGGAATATATCATCAGCTTCTTGGCGATCTTGATTATCTTGCGAAGCAGATTTTTCCAGACACCGCTACGGGAGATTCACTGCGCGAACATTGGTCGTCAAGAGTTCCTGTGCTTTCCGCATCTGCCGCTGTCGGAAAAATTATTATTACTGGTGCACCTAATCTTTCGGTACCTGTCGGTCTGGTTTTTTCTTCAAATACATCAGAGCGTTATTTTGTTGAAAAACAATACCGTATTAATTCAGACGGAATTGCAATAGTTGATGTTCGTTCTGAAAGTTTTGGAATAAAAGCGAATCTATCTTATGGCGAAAAGTTAAAAATTGTTTCTGCCATTCCTGCAGGAATGGATTCGGATGCGGAAGTTGCAGAAGGCGGTATTTCAGGCGGCGTAGACGGTGAAACTGATGAAGAATATCTAATCCGTGTTTTAGCGACATACCAAAACCCGATCCGTTACGGCAAGAGCGGTGATTTTGCCGCATGGGCGTTAGATTCCAGTGCGGAAGTGTCGTCAGCTTGGGAATTTACAAATTTTGGTGTATTCGGATCGCTGTTAATACAGGTTATTAACGGAAATCAATTTGACGGTGTAAATCCGGTCAGTAATATTCAGGATGTAAAAAACTACATAAATCATTTCGCTCCGCTAATGCCGTTTACAGTCCGCACTCCTCAAATTATTACATTAAACCCTGTTGTCTCATTGCAATCGCATGAAGATAGTTTATCAAATCGCGTTCTTGCTGTGAAACGAATGTGTATGTTTTTAAATATAGAAGCAAAACCGGGCTTTCTTGTAACTGCCGGGAAATTAAGAGATTCCATTGTTGATGGAATAATAATAAGTGAAGCAACAGTGAAACTGGACGGTAGTATCAACGGAACGGTTCCTACTACAATTCTGCAATACCCTTTTCTTGGAGATGTGATATGGGAATAAAAGCACCAATCCATGAAGTAGAATTGTATGAAACCGCAATAAAAAAACTGTTTCCGTCAGGAGATTACTGGAACAAACAATTTGCAAATCCGCAAAGCGATGTGTCATTATTTTGCAAGGCAAAACTTCCCGAATTTTTACATTTCCGCAACAGAATGTCCGCATTACTAAATGAAAGCAAAGTATGTCTTACAGAAGAGCTGTTAGATGAGTGGGAAAAGCTATTATTTGGTACAGTTTTTTTTGTTGGTACATCTGTTTCTATACGAAGGGCAATACTTCTTCAAAAATTCAGCAGAGTTTCTTCTTCTGTTGAAATACAGCAAATTGCTCAAATATTTGGTTATAACATTTCAGAAGTACAACTGCCTTATCGTCCGGCATTTTTTGGTTTTTCTTCTTTTGGAATTAACCGCATTGCCGGTCCCGCTTTTCAACGTATTATTTATATTTCAGTTAATGTCCAAGAAAACAGCGATATGATAGAAAAATTTGAGAATATTCTTTTGCAAAGTATATTAATAAATTTTAAACCTTATTTTTTTTATAATGGAGGAAAATAATAATGCCTGGAATGTATCCTGAAAACGAAATATTGGAAATATTTAATGAAACCGTGTTATATCCTGGTGTTGATCCTAACACCGGTAAATTTACTAATGGAGACTTTAATGATCCGCTGATAAAACCTTCATATATTCCGGCAGAAACGTTTAATCTTGTAATTGATAATTTGGAGAGTTGTATCAAAGAACTTGGACTTAAACCAAATAATAAAGAGCCGGACCAGTTGATAAGGGCTCTTAAGAAATGGGTCGGTCGCGGTGGATATTTGGATGAGTTTAATTTTGAAACATCAAAACCTACGCAGCAACAATTGACGGATTATGCATTATCTCAAATAACGACGCTAACAAATAAAGAAGAAATTTTTAATTATACGAAAATACCAAATAAATATGATGGACATGTATGGATACTGACAAATACACAAGAAACAGAACCACCGGTTTTTGAATGGAGTGATAACGGTCCTGGTATCTTTGCTCCGTTAAACGAAAATTATGGAGGTTACGCAAAAGGAGCTGCTCCAACAGATCCTCCGGAATATATACGTGCGGTGTCGAATGGAAAAGGTAAACTTGAAATAGACATTGCTCTCTTGTCTAAAACATTTTTCTTGATTGCACACCCTGTTAATTCGCTTTATATGACAGTAGCTCCCGACGAATCCACAACCGATCAAATGGCAGATAAGTACGGCGGTACATGGGCGAGATGGGGCGCAGGAAGAGTACCGGTATCGCTGGATTTAAACGACCCTTTATTT